ATCATGTTCGGTTCCAAACCAAAGCCCAATTAATTTATCACAATCGAGTGCTAAGCCATGTGATTTATTATGCGAGCTTGTCATTGACGATGTCATGGTTCCACAAGCAAATGTAGTTGTTGGAGATGAAGGACTTATTGTTGATAACGAAGCAGGTCTTGGTTCATGTAAGTTTAACGGAGAAGGTTACACATGTACTAAGGTTGTTGTAAATCATCCTAGTCATCATACAATTGAAAACATTCAAGCCGATGCTGAGGTAATTGCGATTTTTACAAATCCAACTGGAAAAATGTTATGTGTGAGTTCTCTTGTACGAGCTAATTCTGCTCAAACTCCTTCTTCTCATTTTTTCAATTCATTTGTTGGGTTTGGCGATTCAACTAAGGAATATACAACTATAAATTTAGGTGAAAATTGGGGAATTAATATGATGATTCCTCTTGCTGGTTCTTACTATGTATACGACGGCACTACAGTATTTCCAGATTGTAAACCAACAAAATGGGTTGTTTTTAAAACTATGATTAATATCGATCCAAATGATTTTGCCAATTTAGTTAGAACAAATGCTCCTGGTTCTCGTTCAATTCAAGCATTAGGTGATCGCGAAGTTTTTTTTAATGATATCGCATCACTTCCAGGTGGACCAATGCCTCATGACAATAAAACATATATGCGATGTAAGAGACTTGGTAAAAAACAAGATGTAAAACCTGTTTCTGCTCCAAACTTAAAAGGTGAAAAAAAATCACAACCGTCTGGTATTACAAAATTTATATCAGATATGTATAATCAAAATGAGGCAATGCAGGTTATAGATGTAATACTTTTAATTGGAGCAGTAGTATTGGGAGGATATGCTGCCTGGCAAATAAAAAATGTGGAATTTTTAGTTATGCCTGCTATTTATGCTGAATCGGCTGGCATTACGATTCGAAGTTATTTGTTCTATTTTGGAAAACTATATTATGATTTAGTAATGTATATTTATAACAAAATAACAAATCCTGTAGCTACTGAAACAGCATTTTTTACAAAAAATATTACTAAAGCTTTGATTTAAGTACGTTCGTCCCAATATGTTTCGTTCAATTTCTTATCTTGCCAAACACTGGAATCTTCATCCGGTGTAGGAGGACGATTGGCGATTTCTTCCATGTCTTTCTCCTTATGGCGCCTACTTTTAGTATAATTAACAACAGTCCAAACACTATCGGTTGGAACTTGTACATCTTCTTCTGGTTCAATAAAGTCATCTTCTTCAACGTAATTGTTTACACAATTGAACGTAGGTAGCACAAAATTATTATATGAGGCACTTTTTGACTTTTCAAATTCAGCCATATACTTTTCTTTATCAGCTTTTTCCTGATTGTCTTGACTCCACTCTTTTGCGAGATCGCTAAACTTTTTATCTCCTCCCCATACACGCTTAATGGTAGGGACAGGAGCTAATGCTGGAAAGTTATCTTCGGTTTTTTCAACACCCTTTTTACTATCTTCTTCCATTTGTTGGGCTTTAAGTAACTTGGCTTGTTCATCACGTTTCCATTGAGGAATCCACTTATTCTTTTGAGACTCCATTTTATTATTGTTTTTAACTAATATACTATTAACATAATCCGTTTTTACAAAAGAAAAACGGAAGTGAGTAAATTTATCAAAAGATCTTCTAAAATGGTATACGCTATTTCTATTTCGCAAGAAGGAGTTGTCGGCGAAATACAAATACCACCAAAAACAGCAGATGTATTAGAATGGATACGCAAAAAGTATAAGAATCCGAGTTATCAATTTCAAGGAAACATTATTCATCCATTGAAAGATAAGTTTCAATTGAACATATTTGCTTCGATTGCTGACGAAGAAGATGGTATTAATCAACATCTTTTACCGTCACCATTTGATGAAGAATCTTATACAGGAAATATTGTTATTCTTATGTCGGAAGACGACGAAGAAAAATATAAAGAAAAGGCTTCTGAATATACAAATTTACGATCAGACGATTATACTTTGCTTTATGAGGAATGGAATTTTAGTACTGAAGAAGACGAAGAAATGGACGAAGATGCTGAAGATAATGAAGAAGATGAAGAAGAGATTGAAGAAGCAGTTGTTGACGAAGATAATACTGTAAGACAAGCTTATCCTGTGAGACTCATTCAAACAAAATCAAAAAATGTATTTATTGATTGTAGTATTCGTGATGTTGTAATTAAAAATTTTCAAGAATTGGTTGGAGATGAACATATTGTAAAGGAACTTGAAGATTCAATTCTACATGCTGTAAGTGATGATTCGATTAAAGAAGGAATTGAAATTGATTGGGGAAATCGTATTTTCTGGAACATGTATAGAAATCGAGCAATTTCTCTATTTGAAAACTTACGTGGTTCGGATAGCTATGTACAAAATAGAGAAAATTGGTTAGAGAAACTTAAAAACAATGAAATTAGTCCTCGTAGTTTAGTAACTTTAACAGCAATTGAATTATGTCCATCACGATGGAATGATGTAGTTAGTAAAGTTATTGAAAGTGAGAAGAATTTATACTCAAAGAGTGAAAGCGCATCTATTATTATGTGGTGTTCTGGTTGTAAAAAGAAGACTAAGTGTGACTATTATCAGCTACAGACTCGCTCTGCGGATGAGCCAATGACAACGTTTGTAACTTGTCTGGAATGTGATCGTCAATGGAAATTTTAATAGGAGGAACAGATCCGATATTAAATCGAGGACTCATTTCTTCACGATATACATGAATAGGTTCTAATCCATTTGTAATTTCTGGTTTTGAAATATTAGGTGTTGATTTATAAAATTTTTCACGAAATTTTAAAATAACCGAATCAGGTATTTGTGGACATGTTTCCATCAAACGATCGGATTGTTCTCTGATAACTTTCAACATATCTTTTGCTGCCATTCTTTCAGAACGAGGAAGTGATAATTCAATCATAATAAAACGATGTATTTTTGAATATATTGTAGCAGCAGATTTATGTGCTTCTGATCGTTTACCCCAACTAAAGTAACTTGAAACCGTGTTCAATAAACCAACTGTTAATGATACACAACCAATAATAATACTTGCTGTATTAACTACTCCTGGAAACATTGAAGGTGATCCAATTGATGCCGAACCTGAAACAGTTGAAAGCAAAATAGTGGGCAGCGTTATATATGTATCCATAGCAGTATATTGCTTTTGCGAATTATTGTGAAGCCACGAATAACATAACGCACGTTCCCCTTCTTGAGAAAGAATCAGTTCCAGCTGGGAATTCCAAGAAACCGAATTGATTGTTTCGTCCATATTTTTAAACACATGAATTTTCATACAAATTGATGTAAATATACAATGGACGAAATTCGACAAACTATTAAAGACTGGATCACCGAAGATGAAGAAGAACGTAAGCTTAGACAACAAATTAAAGAAATTCATAAGAAAAAAATTGAAAAATCGGCAGCAATTCTTGAATTCATGAAAGCAAACGAGGTTGATAACTTTGCTATTGAAGGAAACGGTGTTGGTAATATTAGTAGAACTGTTCGCACAACACGTCCTGCGTTAAAAAGATCTCAAATCCGTACACAACTTTTACTTCAGTTCGCCGATCAACCGCAACGTGTAGCCGAAGCTCTTCGTGCGATTGAAGGAATACCAGAAGGTGACGATATGTCTGTAGGAGGAACACAACGTGAATTACTTGTTAGACGTGTACCTCGCGCTAAGAAGACTATTACATTAGACAATTCGTAAAGCATCTTTTGCTGCTAATTGTTCTGCTTGCTTTTTAGTAGACGCAGTTCCTACACCAAGATGGTTACCATTTTTATCTAAAACAGCCATTGTATATGAATTTGCGTTTGACGATACAATTCCATATGTAGGTGTATGATGAAATTTTGCTTGATAAAACTTTTGTAACTGTTCTTTAAAATTTCTATTATTTCTTAATATTTCTGGAATATCAATATATGTTTCTATTAAACTAACTACAAATGATGAAACAATTTGAAAATCATTTTTTGAATCTAACCAAAGTGCTCCAATAAATGCCTCTAAAATATCCGACAACTTTTTAGAATTTATTCTTCCACCACAATTCTCTTCATTGTGTCTTGATATAATGTAAAATTTATCAAGACCCAATTTTTGACTGAGTTCTCCAAGCTTTTCATTACATACAATTTCTTTCTTCAAATCTGTAAGAAATCCTTCATTTTCATCTGGATATCTACGAAATAAATAAGTTGAAACAGCTGCTCCTAAAATTGTATCGCCCAAATGTTCCAATCGTTCATAAGATTCTTCAAACAAACTTAAACAATTCTTTGGACAATCTGTAAGCTCAGTTTCTTCACCGGTAGGTGTTGTATATTTTGATTTCTTTACATAGGATGAATGAACCATAGCAGTCTGAAAGAGACTGGTATTTTTCACGGTAAAATCTGTCTTATGGTTTGAAAGAATACCTTGAATGTCACGTTTTGAAAAGAGACGATTGTTTGTATTATAAGGATTGTACAACATCATTATTTAGAAGTTCTATGCTTTTTTCTCCTTAGAGTCCGTTTTTTACGACCACCAGAAACTGGGGCAAGTTGAGGTTCTACTTTCGCAACGATTTCACGCCATTTTTGAGAAACTTCAATGTATCTTACAGGATATTTATCTTTAAGAGTTGCTAAACCACTAGTCATAGCTTCAATAATTTTATCTTTAGAATGTTCTACAGCTTCAGGAAAAAATTCTTCAGCTTTATCTATTATATTTTTAACATGATCTTTTACCTCTGGGGCAATTTCTTCCAATCTTTCTAAAATACCAAGCACAACTGCTGATGCTGCCATTATTATATAGAATGTTTTTACTCCGGAACAATTCGTGTAATAGCAAACTCGTCAGAAAGTAAAGTTGACTTTTTATTAGCTATGATATAATTGTAACATTCTGCTGATGATGTATTGCCTGATGAACTAAAGTAACTATCTAACATAGCCTTTAGTTCCTTTTGTGAAATAGACCAAGGTTTTGACCATGTTCGAGGACGTTGAATTCTAATTGTTGATCCATCATCTTCAATCTTTAACTTATTAAAATCCTTAAATTGATCTTCCTTTAGAATATCAACCATTAGAAGTTCGACACCTTTGCGGGCATCTCGTGTTTCATAGACACGTGTATTTAACTGTCTTAGTTCGTTATCATATGTACGATAGTCACGTGTTAGCTCGCGAAGTTTATCAATTTGACACTGCTGCATTTTTAATAAAATTTAAATTTCCCAGAACAAAATCCGTTTTTGATAATAAGGGATGTCATTCAATACAGATGAGATAGAAAATTTGAGAAATGTGTATAATAAAGAACATCCGTCTGAAGAACCAATCGCAAAAGATCAACCAACTAAAGTATGGAGCGAATTAAAAAAACGCTTTCATTCTCACTGTAATTCTGGAACGCCCGAATGTATTATAACGTCGATGATGACAAAACCAGTTGCTCCAAATTCATGGGTAACGAATCCAGAACAATGGTTATCTTCTGATGAGATTGAAGAATTGGAAAAGCAATATATGAAAGTTTTTTCAAATTATTCATTTGTTGGCGCGTTTCCTATCGATTTTGATAAAAGAAGCAAAACAGGTGAGTGTTTAATAAGTTCATTATGTTCGATGAATATTCGTTCATTGTATAATCAAGGTAAGACTCAAATCGGAATTATTTTTAATACAGATGTAAGCACTGGACCTGGACAACATTGGATAGCTCTATTTTGCGATATTAGACCTGAATTAGAATTTCCTCGTATTACATATTTTGACTCATATGCTGAAAAACCTGAAAAGCAGATAGAAGTCTTGATGAAACGATGGAAGCAACAATGGGATGAAACAAAGATACATTCAAAGCCGATGGTTATGAGTTATAATAAAACACGCCATCAATATCAAGATTCAGAATGTGGTATGTATTGTTTATATTTTCATTACTGTTGTTTACTTAATATTTCAATGGACGAACGAATTCCTGATGATGTTGTTAGAGGGTTACGAGGATTGTTATTTCGTGTTGGAACTAAATAATGGAGTCATCAGTTTTAGATAGCTTGAAATCATATATTCCAGAAGGATCTAACTTGATGTATATGATCGCATTTGTTGTTGGAGTTATAATTGTATTTGTTATTTCAACTACCGTTTATCATGCGGTTACACCTTCGGGGACAAAGGCACAGATAACAGCGGCTTCAACTTTTACAGCTTATGAAAAGGTAACAAAATTGGCACCCCTTGGTTGTCCAACAACACCTATTAATATGAGATTATGTGATTATTATATGGCTTCATCGTCATATTCTCTTTATCCAGGAGCTAAAGTTTATGATTATATTTCAGACTCTATTTTGCCTTTAGTGGTAAAAGCTGGCCCAAGACTTGTTGAATTAGATATTTATGATGATGGAAATGGTAAACCAGTTGTAGGTCTTAAGAATCAAAAATTAGGAACTGATTATGCTTACAATACAGTTCCATTTGAAGCATGTTGTGTATCTATAGCTAATACTGCTTTTAATAGTGTAACGTGTCCAGTTGCGTCTGATCCATTTATTCTAAGTTTGGTATTCCATACGAATAAGACAACTACAATTAACGCATGTGCTGAAATTTTAAAGACAACCTGTAGATCCTTTATGTTAGATAGTTCTTACAGTTATCAGCGTAAAAACTTAGCTGTTGAACCTATTTGTAATCTTCAAAGAAAGCTAATTATTGTAAGCGGTGGAAACATGAAAGGAAGTCTAATTGAAGAATTGGTTAATCTTTCATGGTCAACATCACATTTGAGAAGATTGACATATATGGAAGCGTCACAATCGTACGATCACGAAGAACTTATTAAACACAACCGTAATTCCATTACTATGGTTGTACCAGATATTGGTGCCGATTTAACAAATTATAATCCTCAAATATTATTTACGTACGGTTGTCAATGGATTATGATGAATTATGGTTCTGTAGATAGTATGATGGAGCTTTATATTGGTGAATTTCAAGAAAACAGTTTAGTTCTCAAACCAGAAGCACTTCGAGAGCTCGTTCCTAAAAAATATAAGACACCAGTTGAACCTGATCCTAAAGTATCGTTTCAACCTATGCAAAAAATTTCACCAATCTATAACGTCACTGTATAAAAACTCTCTCATACAATACAAAAATGGCAAACAAGTGGCTTTCTCACGTCAAGAAAACGATGAAGACGATGAAGTCAAAGGGTACGTATAAGAAGGGAGATGGGCTCAAGAAAGTAATTATGGAGGCCAAGAAGTCCTACAAGAAGCATGGTGGTGAAGAATCTGAATCCGATGAAGAAACTCCAGTTGTTCAAGGCGGAAAGAAGAAGAATCGCAAAACGCGCCGTCGTCGCCAGCATTAAAAAATTCGGTATGCTTAACATATAAAGACAAATGGGTGGTGGTTTATTACAACTCGTTGCCTGTGGCGCTCAAGACGCATATTTAAGTGGAAATCCCCAAATTACGTTCTGGAAAGGTCTATTTAAGCGTCACACAAACTTCGCGATGGAGCCATTCCGTATCAATTTCTCTGGACAGCCTAACTGGGGCACTAAGCAAAGTGCTATTATTGGTCGTCACGCTGATCTACTTTATTCAACATATGTCGAAGTAGTCCTTGCTGCAGGTAGTTACAATAATGATAGAAATCGTTTAGGTTACAATTTAATTAAGTATGCTGAGTTAGAAATTGGTGGTCAACAAATTGATCGCCTTTATGGTGAATGGATGTTTTTATGGGATTCATTGACATATGATTCTAATAAATCTGGAACAGCTTATTATATGATTGGACTTGGTGGTGCTAATGGGGCG